CCTGAAATATTTAAATCAAAAGATATAGTTTCCCCTGCTGTTACAAAAATAGTTGGATTACTACCAGAGTATGAATCTATTAAATATGCAGATGAGCCGCTTGAAGTAACTGCTAGTTGTGTAACTGCAGGTATTTCTGCAAGTATAGCTCTTGAATTACTAAAATATAAATTAGTTACTTCAGATACATTAGCTGTTGTAAGACTTGCTGTATTGGCTTTATTACCAAGTTGAGTAACAATAGTAGTAGCAAAATTATTATCATCGTTGATAGCAGCTGCTAATTCATTTAAGGTATCAAGAGCACCTGGGGCTGCATCAATTAAGTTAGCTACAGCCGTAGTAATATCTGAAACTTTTGCTAATTCAAAGCCTCCAGTAGTAGAACCATCATGAACTCTGATGGTGTTATTGCTTGTATTAACAGACAACTCACCGGCTGCCCCGGTAAAACTGTTGTTTTGTGCGGTTGTACCGCGTCTAAATTGTACTTGTGTAGGCATTAATTGCTCCGTTTATTATAACACTACTAAATCTTCTAAAACTAAACTACCTACAGGCTCCATGCAGTCGTAAACTAAACCTGTAGCTACCCCAAATGCATCTACTGTGGCTGTAGTTAAATCTCCATAATCTTGATTTCCTGAATGACCTGGAAAAATTGATACGGTACTAGCTACAAAGCCACTGGAAACTGTAATTATACCAGTAGAACTATCATAAGATCCTCCACCACCAACTGAGATAGCTGCTCTTGATCTTGCATTAGTAAAATATAAATTAGTTAATTCCGTTACATTTGCAGTAGTTAGATCAACAATATTGGATTTAAGAGCCAGGTTACCAGTAACTGCAGAAAAGACTCTTGCATTAGTAAAATACAAATTGGTTTTTTCTGTAACGTTAGCTGTATCTAAGGAACCAGCTGCTACTACTGCAGCTGCTACCTGAGCATTAGATACTGTACCTGTTGCTCCGCCGACAGAGGTTACTCCCCCGGTGACTGTAATTATACCAGTTGAATTATCATAAGACCCACTACCGGTAACACTGATCAAGGATCTGATATTACTATCGGTTAGTGATAGGGTTAACTTAGCCGCGGCAACAGTATTACCACCTGTACCACCATGTTCAATACCCACTACCTCACCAGCCTGGTATTCAGCCAGACCAACCGCAGCCCCGGTGCCGTCATATACTGTGCGAATAGGTGTTTTTGTTGTTGACATCTTAATTAGAAATAAAATAAAGCTCTAGCAGACTGAGTAATCGTAGAACCATTACTGAATGTAAAGTTCGTAAATACAAAATCGTCTGGATTAGCGCCAAATGTAAAGTTAGTTGCTGTAGTATTTAGGCCACCAGATTTAGTGAAAAACGGTACAATAGTTGCAATAGCCCCCGTATTACCAACCAGAGCAATATTCTTATCCACACCATCAACTGCTACTTTTGAATTAACTGGTAGAACGGCACCCTGGGATGATATGGTAATTGTACCTGTTCCGTCAGAAGAAATCAATGATCCCCCAAGATTAATGGTATTATTAGCAAGAAATAAAGTACCCCATCTTAAATTTGCAGTACCTAGATTATATACACTATCTGCATCAGGTACAATAGCAGATGAGACTGCTAGAAGATTTGCGCCACCGCCCCCTCCAATGTTAGCAGTATTAAACGCAGCAGTAGCAGCCAGAAACGCTGTGTTTGCTTTATCGAAAGCAGGCGTTATTAAAACCTGGGCTCTAGAATTAGTAAAGTAAAGATTAGACCCCTCACCGACATTAGTAGTAGTTAATATTACTTCACCAGTCTGGCCGTTGACGGAGTCAACTGCTCCACCAGTACCCCCGGTTACGGTTGCAAATTCTATCTTGGCATTAGCAGCACTGTATCGTAAAAACTTACCATTCCCTATTGCACTCGTATCTACGTCATCTAATCTTAGTAAATTAACTTCGCCTGAACCAGGACTAGAAGCTATATTAGTTATCTTACTTTCTAATTGCTTAATCTTGTTACGTAGTTCGTTAAGTGATCTCATCATTGGATCAAGTTCAGGAGGCTCAAACGAGACTGCCTCCATCTGAACTTCTTTTGTAATATGCTCAGAGGCTGCAGCAATTAAGGGGCTAAGTTTTTCCTTAACCTTTACATCTATTGGTTTTTCTTCTACTTGCTTTTCTACTATTGGTTCAAATACTTCTTCTGGTACTATAGCCATTAACTCTTCAAGAGTCGGTGGTTTTGGGTAATCTTTTGGTTCGAAGTATTGTTGTTTAACTTCAACAACATGTTTTACAGCTTCAACTTCGTCTTTTAATTGCGCGAGTTGTGTAAGAAAGCTATTAAATTCATCACCATTAACAGTAATAGATTCCATTAACTTATTATGTTCGTCAATCTCTTTAATCAAAGCAGGATCAGGCGTCTGCCCTAACGCAAGCGCCATATTTACCAAAAACTTCTTTTCTTTAATATTTTTCATTGACGATCAGTTGCCTTGGGTGTATAATCCATAGGTGGGCTTTTGAGATTACCTTGGTCTAGCGGCAAAGTTAGCTCTACTAAACTCTGCTCTATCTACAAACTTAGTCGGTCTGTTATTTCTAACTACAACAAAGCCTTCAGGTTTAGCAGGCTTACCACCGGTAATTTTAGTCGATCCGGGTTCAGGTATTGAATGTTCAAACTTAGGTTTAGCAGACAACGAATGAACCAATTGGTCTTTGGCAGCCTGTAGGTGGTGATGCATATCTAATATATTCTGAAACTTATCAGAATGTTTATCTACATGGGCCATGTCTGTATTCATCTTTTCTACTTTTGCGTCAACGGCTTTTGCCGTCTTAACTTTAGCAATCTCTTTAAGATGTTTTTCTTTCAGGTGTTCAGTATAACCCTCTACCGATGGTTTGGTACCATCCCGAACATTCTTATTAATATAAGTCTTCAAGTGATCTATATGATGTTCGTGCTCGTACTTGGGTGTTCCGTCAGCCTTGGTACCAATTGCTTTACCTTTTAAAGCAGTATCGTAATGTTTTTTATCAGTAGCTAGGAAAGTCTTCTTAGCCTCTGCCATATGATGTTCATATGTATGTGACTGATTTGTATTAAGGTCAGCCTTATGTACATCGTCAACAGTACTTATAACATGAACATCTGGGTGTTTAGGAAAGTGAGAAAGATCGGCACCATATTGTGCTTTCATTCCTGCAAGAGTATTACCTTCGTAAGCCGTATGAACGGCAACCCCGAACTTTGATGTAGCAACCTTCTTACCTTCTGGTGAACTATGAGGTGTTGAATAGGTAAGGGTATTAGGTTTAAAGTGATACTTACCGCCTTCATTTACAACATCACCGTGGGGGTTATCTTTTGACTTGATACCCGAATGCATTACGTCACCCTGGTAAACACCGGTCTTAGGTGTTACTTTAGGTAGATGTTCCAATGCTTGTTTTAACTTCTGAACTAAACCAGGTGCATGACCATGATTCTTTTCGATATCTTCTGGTGTATAATTTAACTTAGGGTCCTTGTTAAACACCGACTTAGATGCTACAAAGAATGCCCCGGTCTCTGGATGATGACCAAATACAATAGAAGGTGATCCATCGTACTTAGTAGCTATCTTAGTTTTATTTTTCTTACCGTTAATTTGTTCTTTAACGTCTTCTAAGTTATGATAGGCATGGGCAAAGCCATCCATACCATCATTAATGACATGGTCTTCAGCATGCTCGAGGTGAGTGAGTTTTTCTTCTGAAGCTGCTTCAGTAAGATATAGATTAAATTGCATCATTATTTTAACATTGAAAATGGATTAGGTTTTCTTGAACCCGGTGCAACGCTGTAAGGGCTATCAGGGATACTTTTAATTTTTACTTCAGCTTGAATTTCAAAATTATCTGATCTATCCCCTACCCTGAGAACTAAATCATTAAGCCCTTTAAATACTGGAACTTTAGGTATCTTTAATGGGTTTGTTCTACCAAATTGATAAAAATCATCTCCAGCACTTACATAGTATGCTGAAGCAGCCTTACCTTGAGTGTAGTGTAATGTTACGAGATCACCAATATCAATATTAGGTATCTTTACGATATTTTTATTAGGTAGCGTTTGTAAGTAACTCTTCATCAAAGCTACAGATACTGCATTAGCATCTGTACCTCTTTCGGTCTTTGATGAGTAAAGGGAAAACTTTTTAATATCACCTTTAAACTTATTTTTAGCTAAGTGTATTCTTAATCCTTCTGTCCATTGTTTAACCACTCTATTACCATTGAGTAAATCTACAATTTTATCTGTGGCAGGAGATTTATAAGAAGCAGGCACTGCCCACTTATTACTTACAAATTCAAATCTTGGATTCATAAGGTTATCCGAGTGATTCATTTTAACCTCAACCCAGTAATCTTTAGCTTTCCAGGTAACCTTTACATCTGGAAAAGATGTACTAACCTTAGGTCTAACCGCAACTAGACCTTTAGTTTGACCGTTAATATTACCGGCAACATCATGTTCATACTTATCGGAAGCTGCTGACATCTATTGTCCTTTAGTTATTAT